TATCACGTATATCATTTACTTCTTGTGGATTAGATGGATAAACTTGCCAACTAAATGTAAAGGATCTAAGATCAACTCCACTAAAATGTAAAGTAGTTAATGGATTTGTTACTGATCCTAAAGCAGCACCAATAGATTTTTCTCCAATACCTAATCCGCCTAGAACACTTGTTCCTAATGTACCTATTAATCTTTTAAATACTTTTCCATTTGATTCTGAAAATACGCCGCCAACAGTATCATCTCCGCCCCCACCAAATAAACTTCCTGCTGTGCTAGCTATTGCGTTTCCAAGTTTTTTGGCAGTACCAACAAAATCCTCAGTCCCCTCTATTGCATTTGTTACTAAAAACTCTTCGATGAAGCTTCTTTCAAAACTAGAAATTGAAACTCCTGTACTATCAGTTAAAGTTTTTGGAATAGGTAATTCTAAAATAAATGATTCTGATTCTTGTGCTCTTCTATTGGCCGCAGTTCTCCATTGAGTACTTGAGGGCTCGCCACCGGCAGCTGCGCCTGCTCCACTTAAATTTCCTACTTTTGAATCTGACACAACTTCTGTATAATCGTATTTCTTAAAGATCATTTGAATGCCGTGAGGAAATGAAGCAGATGGCCACTGCAATCTATCTGTTCCAGAATTGGATCTTCTTGTTTCTAAGTTGGGTCTTGCCATTTATCTGTTTCCTTGGAATCTTTCCGACATTTTCTAATAAATATGTAGTACGGATAATTTATTATTTATAACGGTAATCGGAAGTTACATTATGGCATATAAGGGTAGATTTAGACCAAAGCACCCCGAAAAGTATAAAGGTGATCCTACAAAGATTATTTATAGGTCTTTATGGGAATTTAAAGTATTTAAGTGGCTTGATTTACATAATGATGTAATATGGTGGCAATCAGAAGAAGTGATTGTTCCATACAGATCTCCGATTGACGGTAGAGTACATAGATATTTTCCGGATGTGATAGTACACAAAAGAGACGGTTTAGGTAATCCTCAAACTATTATGATTGAAATTAAACCAAGCAGTCAATGTATACCACCAAATCCGGCTAATAAGAACAATACAAAGACAGGAAGAATATCAAGAAGATATTTGAATGAAGTTAAACGATACGGTGTTAATGAAGCAAAGTGGAAAGCAGCAAAATCTTTTTGTGCTGATAGAGGTTGGCAATTTACCATTATGACAGAGAAACATATTCCAGGGGCAAGATAAGTGGCAACTTTATTTACAGACATATTAGCAAAAGGGATCCGAAGAGGTGAAGTACCTGCTCGTACTCAAACCGCAAGAGAGTGGTATCGTAAGCAAGCAACTTCAAAAGATGGTAAAGCAATTACACAAGAACAAATTACAGCGGCAAGAGGAAGAGGAAGATCTAAAGCAAGATTACAAGGTGAAGGTTCTATCGGAGAAATGTATTTCTTTTCATATGATCCTAAAACAAAAGAGACATTGCCTTACTATGATAGGTTTCCATTGGTATTTCCAATAAATACAGCAAAAGGCGGATTTTACGGATTAAATATGCATTACTTGCCACCTCAATTAAGAGCTCGATTAATGGATGCGTTGTATGATTTGGCAAGTGATGATAGATATGATGAAAATACAAAGATAGAACTTAGCTATGATATTTTAAATAAAGCATCAAAGTTTAAGTTATTTAAACCTTGTATTAAAAGATATTTAAGTTCACATGTAAAATCAAGATTTATTAAAATAGAAGCTTCTGAATGGGACATTGCTTTATTTTTACCAGTAGCTGATTTTCAAAAGAAAGGTGCTCAAACAGTTTGGGCTGATTCGCGTAAAATGGTCGCAGGATAATATATGTCATTTAATATTTCAAAATTTAAAGCTAGAATGGATAGAATGGGTGGTCCTGGGAAGACTAACCTATTTGAAGTAAGAATGTCTCAGCCTTTATGGGTAGCAAGATTAACCCCGGAAGAAAAGGTTTCAGATTTTACAGCAAGAGATTTTTCTTTGTTTTGTTCTGATGTAACTTTTCCTGGCGTTGATATTACTATGGGCGCAATGGATTATGTAGGACAATTAACAAGATCAATACCAACATCAGTCACAACCCCAGGTCCAATAACATGTAAATTTTATTGTGACTCAGATCATAACACAGTTAGATTCTTTCACAGATGGATGCGAGAAGTTATGAACTTCAGTTCACAAGGTGGACAACATTCAGAATTTGGTGGAAAGTTAAAAGGAGAAGCAGGATTTAAAGATAACTATGCCTGTGATTTAGAAATATTACATTACTCAACACAAAGCGATCCTGGTGTATATTATGCAGCAAATCTTTTACGTGCTTTTCCAACAAAAGTTTCGCCCGTAGCATTATCTTGGGGTTCTACAGAACCAGCAACAATAACTGTTGATTTTGCTTTTGATGATTATCACTTCTCAGATGATAAAGCAGGAAACACAGGAGCTCGTTCAACAAGAGGTGCTGGTCTATTGGATCTCCTTGGAGATATCGCAGGATTTGCCGATACCGTAAGAGGAACAATTAAAGCAGGAAGACCAAGAAGCATACAAGATGCAGTTAACAGATTACAGAGATTAGGAAATGCGCTTGATAATGTATCAGACAATTTTCCAAATACAGATGGAACAGGTAATTAATTAGGAGAAATATATTATGGCATTACCAAAAATTGATTTACCATTAAATGAGTTGGTATTACCCAGCACAGGAGGTAAAGTTAAATATAGACCGTTTACGGTAAAAGAAGAGAAAGTCCTTTTAGTGGCTGCGGAGACAAAAGATCCGTATGCTGAAATGATGGCAATTAAACAAGTTGTAAATAATTGCTTATTTGATATTGACATTAGTGAAATCGCGATGATTGATTTAGAATACGTGTTTCTAAAGTTAAGAGCAAGTTCAGTTAGTAATACTACAGAGTTTGTTATTACTGACCCAGATACAAAAGAACAAGTTACACTTGACTTTGACATTGAAACAATGGAAACTATTCATCATCCTGATCATTCGAAAGAAGTTCAAATTAATGATGAATTGACTTTATTTTTACAGTATCCGTCTATTGATGATTTTGCATCTATACTTGATATGGATCCTAATGACCCATTATTGAATTATAGAATTATGGTTGCATGTTTAGATAAAATAGCCACTGAAGATGAGGTCCATTATTTTAAAGATCATTCAGAGCAAGAGATTGCTGACTTTATGGATAATATGTCAGGGGATGTAATTAAAAAAGTAACAAAGTTTTTTGAAACAATGCCTAAGTTAAGGCAAGAACTGAAATATACAAATAGTAAAGGTGATGAGAAAACGTTTGTCGTGGAGGGCATGCGTACTTTTTTTACCTAGGCCTTAGTCATATAACACTAGGGCATTATTATCAAATTATATTCGGTTTAACTCAACATCATAAATGGAGTTTGAGTGATATTGAAGGTTTGATGCCTTATGAAAGAGATTTATATTTTCAAATGTTGTTGGAGTTTTTAGAGAAACAAAAAGAAGCAAGAGCTAATGCTAATTAGATAGGAATATAAGAAATGGCAGAAATGAGCGCTGATACACAAGCAATAATAGATACTCTGATAGAGCAGGGTAGGTTATTGCGTAATGACGGCCGAACAAATTCTATTAAGACTGTTAATATAAAGCTTGATAAATTCCATGGTGCATTTACTGCCATGAACGGATTCTTATCTCAGATTGCCGCATCCATGAATACAATGGTTGGTAATGGAACAACGACAGGTGGTAGTTTTAATGAAGGTAGTGCTACTGCAAGTGCCGCCGCGAGAATTGAAGCAGCATTCGAAGAAGGCAGTGAGGAAAGAGAAGCTCTCCTGGCGGATGTTAGAGATCAATTAAGACGACAAGCCGACCTTGATGCCGCGGCATTAACTAGGGCTGAAGAAGCAGAGAAAGAAAAGCAAGAACAAGAAAAGAAAGATCGTCTGAAGAAACAAGGTGAAGAAAATCTAAAAGCCTTAAAAGAAAATACAGTAACTGGACAATTATTAACTAACCCAGTAAGTTTCTTAACCAAAGTATTAAAAGGTGCATTAATTGGTTTTGTTGGATTCAATATTATAAGAGGAGTTGTTGACGCCTGGACTGGTGGAGCAATGACTGACTTTATTGAAGGTATTGACTGGGAAGCCAT